TACTTTGTCCATAATTTTTAAGTGTAAGGTACTATATATCTATCATCCCATGCTACATTACTAGCACTAAGAACAACTACTGAGCCATTATTATTTACTTGTAGCCTATCAATTTGCCATATAGGATCTGCAGTAAATGCTCCTATTGGAGATACTCCACAATAACTATATGGTGAATTCCAATCATTTTTCTTTTGCAAAGGTAAGTAGCTATTGGTATATGTAACTGCATATCTATTAGTCCAAGCTACATTATTAGCAGACATTACTATAATATCTCCTGTGTTAGTAACTTGTATTCTATCTATTTGCCATACAGCATCACTTTCTAAAGCACCATCAGCAGCAGTTCCACAATATGAATAAGGTGCTACCCAATCATTTCTTCTTTCTCCTACAATATATTCTCCTCCACCTCCACCACCTGATACTGGTTTATATGTACCATCATCAGCTAGGTAATTTGTGCCAGGCCCAGAACTTATAAGTGAATCTAGTAAAGGTTTATTAGGGTGAGTATGTGCTTCTCTAGTAACAGTAAGCGTAGATGTTCTGAGAAACCTTTTTATTGTTTCTTCTACATATACTTGTATTTCCCTAGATACTTGCATTATTTAATACCCTTTGTAGCTAAGAGATTAATTACAGACTTAAATATAGAATAACCAAAAAGCTTTTCCCAATGTTCATCAAGTGATTTAACTTCAGCAGTAGCTATAAGTGCTGATACTAACTGTACAGCAGGAACATGTGGACTAAAAGTATTCTCAATAAAGTATGCTCCTTTAATAGCCATAGGATAAACACAGAACTTAATAACAGTTCTCCAAAGTTTTCTGCTTTCAATATTGTTTATACCTCCAGGTTGTTTAACTGCAATTATAATAGCAACTACCATATCAAGCACTACAATAAATCCTATTGCAGTGATATACTTATCAACTGGTGCAAAAAATGCAACAGTATAAGCTATAATACCTATAAAAGTAGAGTGCACCCACTCAATTACAGGTCTAGTCCATGTATATAGTAAATGATTCATCTTAGTAAGTTTTAGATAAGGTGAATATTTCTGAATACAATACATGAGCAGCATTCAATGTAGACCATTGAGCAGTAATGTCTAAAGTATTAGATACTGTAGTATTAAAGGTCGTATTGTTAGTAGAACTAAAAGTAACTCCTTCAAAGCCAGAGCTAGAATCTCTTAGATATAAAAAATCTCCATGTGTTACAATAGATGCTACACCAGCAGCTCCAATTTGCCTTATAGTAAAACTTAATTCTAGTTCCCAGTTTCTAAAAGTAATCTGAGGTAATGAAATTAAGCCAGTTGTAGCTAAAATAACAGAACCACTTTTAATCCTAATAGTAATAGGGTCATTGTTAGTACTGGTAATTTTACCTCCCATTACTGCTGAAAAAGAATCTCCAACTGCAAATCCATTAGCAGGTACTGTTAAAGAACCTACACCACCATCAATTAAAGTAGTTTCTAAAATAGTAGCATTATTAGGACTATCTCCAGTTTGAGAAAAAAGTCCTCCTACAGAACTACCACTTCCTGATGCTCCTGTGTTTTTAAATACACTTTGTCTAGTTGTATTAATATACTTTGACATGACCTTATTGTAAATAGGTGATAAACAATGTAGTAGTAGCTGCTAGCTCTTGAATTACCCTAAACTTTTGTAGGTTAGAAAATTCAGTGATGATAAACTCATCATTGTCTTTTCTAGCAATACCTACACCTGCAGATGGAATAGAACCATCATAGGTATATCTTAGTGCTTTAGATGCAGCAGTAGAGTCTACATAAATATGTACAGCTCTAGCATTAGCTTTAGCACCAGTTAAGTCAAGCAATTGAACAGTACCACTAACAGTAATAGTAGCAGAACTGAATGCTTTATAATCATTTACAATGGTTTCTTTAGCTTTAAAAAGATTACCATTTAAGAATCCTTGTGTCATTTTATTTTAAGTTTTTAACAATTACAATCTTCAACTAACTCTAAAGCATGATGTACAATACTACATATTTCATCTTCAGTCAAGCAGTTTATATCATCTAAGGTTTGCCCTTCTTCTAATGTAGTATTGTAGCAGTACAATGATTTAATATACTCTCTAACTACTAACATTCTAGTTTCAAGCTCAGGGCATTTTCTCCCTAGCTTATATTTGTTAGTTAGCTGTTGAGCTAAATCAGAGTACTTACATTGTATATACTGGATATACTTTATTCTACATTCTTCGGTCATGATTTTCTTAAGATATATTCAACAGTGAAAAAAGTAGGAAAAATATAGCCTAAATTTTGAGAGCCTAGAAATACATAAAAAGGAGCATTTAATACTGTAGGAGCTGTTACTATTTGGTCAATTCTACGAATAACATAGCTACTTTCAGCAGGTACTAAAAATAAGCCTTGACCAACTTCTGATATAATATTAGCAAATTTTGCAGTACCTGTTACATGAAATCTTTGAGTAGTATATCTATCAAAATAAAATTCTATATAAAAATACTTACCATTAGGAATAGTACCACTAAACTCAGCTAGTGCTGTGGCACCAACCATAGAAGTAACACTATTAATATATACTCCTAACACACCAGCAGCAGCTACAGCTTCACTTGTTAATGCAAAAACTGCTCTAATTTTTAACCTATCATCTGTTTTAGTTAATTCTGTACTAGGTGTAACAAGTATTTCTGGAATGTATCTTCTAACAGCACCTTCAACAGGCCCAGAAGAAAACACAATTTCTGTATCAATAACATTACCTGCATTTAAACCATTGGTGCCATTGGTGCCATTAGTACCATTAACTCCAGGATCTCCTTGTGGCCCTTGTGGGCCTATTATACTAGGTATAGTAATTACTGAGCAGTCATTACAATTACAATTTGGTATATTAGATGAGCAGTTGCACATAGTTATTATTTTAGCAGCAGCACTTTTGAATGCTACAAATTTTATTTACTTGAGTTAATAAGTCAGTAGCTTGGGAGTCTTTACCACAAGCAAATGCTGATTTAGCAGCATAAAGAAGAGCTTCAGCTTGTTTGTAGTAATCCCAGAAATTTTCCCAATTACATCCACAAAGTTCTCCTTTAAACTTGGTTTTCATTTTCTCTACACAGCAATCAGCTTTACATGTAGAAAAAGATTTAACTGTAGTAGTGTATTCAGTATCAGTATCTTCATCAACTACAGTATAAGTAACAGTATAGATACCATCGTTTAAAGTAATGTTATCAACAAGCTTTAATAAGAAAGTACCATCTACAATAATACCTCCCTGAACTTCTGCTGTTACATCATAGTTAATAGCAGAACCTCCAGGAGGAGTTAAAACAACAGTAGCTGAATCTACATCAGCTAAAGCTAAATTAGGTGCACCCCATCCAGTAGGATTAGTGGTTACATCATATTCTCCAGTAGCATCAGATATCTGAAGCTTACTGCATTTCTCTTTAAAGCAAAGAGATAGCTTTAATTCTAGTGCCATATGTAATCATATTACGGATTATTGAATAAAATAGTTCCATAAACTACTAAAAAAGGGTAGCCCAAAAATTCAGGCTACCCCCATTAGTAGCATTGCTATGATTACAGGTTACCCAATTGGGCAGTTAGGTTGGTAAAGTTAGTTACATAAGCATCCAATACATCTACACAACCAGTACCAAGACCAGCAGTATAAGAAGTATCAAAAGTATTAGCAACATTGTTATCCAAAGCACAAGCTAAGCAAAGTTGTGCTCTGAAATCAGTGTTGGTCAAAGCTCTGTTAGGCTTACGCAATACCAAATCCAAAGTAGAGTGGTTTTGAGCAGCAATCAAGTCAGTCAACACAGTAGTAGGAGGAAACTCAGTATAGGTAAAGATCTGTCCTTGGTTTCTCCAAGAAGCAGCTTCCATAGTACGCATTTGCTCATAAGTACCATGTCCAATGAAAGCACCTACTTGATAGCTCAAGTTAGTAGTACCTCCACCAGAAATACCAATTTGGAAAGTTACCAATCCATAAGGGCGAGAATCTAGGATGAAAGGCTGGTTAAGACCAGTTACTTTAATACCAAAGTTAGCAGCATTAGCCCCAGCAGCAGTAATACCTTCCCAGTTAGGTTGTGTAAGTGTACCACTGTTTTGTGCAGGGTAAGCAAGTGTAAAGCTTGTGTTTACTACTACTTGTGTAATAAGATACACAGCGTCATTAACACCAGTTCCAAATCTTACATAATCACCTACTGCAAAACCTGTAGTATCAGTACAAGAAACAATAGGAGATCCTTGTACCCAAGTAATAGTAGAACCTGCAGGAGCAGGAATGTTACCAGCATTAGCATTCAAAAGCTCAGCCAAAATAGGTCTACGAGTCCAGTAAGAAAGTTGTCTTACCAAATTTCTGTAAAGACCATTAGCTACTTCACCTTGAGTAGCAGAAGCATCAGAACGATAATCAACAATGATGGGGTTCATCAAAGCAGAAGCTTCCTGAGATACTAGCTCATAGAAAGAAACTACAAGGCTGTAATAGTTGTTGTTAATAGCTTGGAAAGATCCAACACCAGTAACACCATTGAAACCATAGTAAGATACTTGCTGAACTTTAGCAGCAAAAGGAGTACCAGTGTAGGCAGCAATGTCGTTGAAATTGAAAAGTTGTGATTCCCACAGGTTTTCAGTAGTTCCACGGCCCATAACTACTTTAATAGCAGGGGCAGTAAGAACAGTAGCAGTACTTAAAATTACATTACTAGGATCAGTAATGACAATTTCTCCTACAGCTAGGATACCAGGAGATACAACAGTTCCTGCAGTAGCACCAGCACTTCTGGCTACATCAGCTCCTGCAAAGAACTTAAAGTTGTCTAAAATTTGCGGTTGTGCAATCATGATTTCTAAATTTAAAGTTTATAGTTTATTAGATTTTAACAATGTTGAAAAGTACGGTTACTTGTAGAGTGCCATCAAAATTAGCTATAGTAGCACCAGGAGCACTAATATCAATACCTTTACCAGCATATACCTCAGCAGATGCATAATTAGATCCATTAGCAACAGTATAAGTAGCAGCAGTTGCTCCAGTTGCTAATACTAAATTAGATACAGAAGCAGTATTGTTAGCATCTAAAGAAATAAGTTGAGTATTATCTCCAGTGTAAACAAGAGCAATAGGATCATTAGCACATGAGCCAACAGCAGTGCCAGATTTTTTAGCTACAATAAGGCTTTGAGGAATCAAAGCATAACCAGCTTGAGGAGCAGGTACTACATTAACAGGAGTGTTCTCCAAATCATTTACTTGAGCAGCACTCAAGGTAATAGTTCTTGCGAAAGTTTTCATTGCGTTTTAAAGTTTTAAAAGTTTATAAGTTATACGAAAGATTTAATAAAAAGTTACTCAATTTGTTGAGCATCTAGTTGTAAAGATTGAGAGGGCTGTGTTAATGACTCTTTCATCATCTTAACAGCTATGTCCACAATAGGTCTGTGAGTAGATTCATCTAACTCGCAATTCTGCATATTTACAGGGGTTACAAAGTTTGCTAAGTCTACTTTAATAGGCTTGGGAAGTCTTAAATATCGCAAATCATAATCTACAATATTAAAAGTTCCATCTGTAATTAATTCATGCCTTTTGCCTGTTTGACCAGTAATAAATGAGTACCCATTAGAGGATGTAGTAGTTTGAGAATTATATCCAGTATTGGTTCTAGTAAATGCTAATCTCCACACTAAACCTTCAGTTTGGTTAAAATAAGGTTTCTTAAATGGATTACTTCTGCTTCTGTTAAACTCATTATGAGATATAACATACACAGGTAAATCAGCAGGTTCACCAGTTTCACAATCATCCTGGTCAATAACACACCTTTCTAAAATAGTGTACATAAAATCTAATGGTAATGTGGCAAACACACCATTAGGTAAGTTATCTGTGGTGTTAGTAAAACTTGAAACAGTAGCAGAGGTTATCAATGGTGATAACCCCTGCATTCTGATTTCTGTTTCTTCTAACCCTTCCCTCTTCAAATTTAAGATAGCAGTAATTCTAGTATGAACAAAATGATTCTGTGCATTAGTCAATATAATATTAGCCTCACCTTCCTGTATACCAGGGGCTCCAGCAGAGTTGAGTTTTTCATACTCAACTAAGACTAATTGCCACATTTCATTTGCTGTCATAGATTAGAATTTTCTACTTGAAACTCTAGCTTCTTGCGGAATTCTAGCTTTTCAGGGTTGTTAATAAGTGAAATAACATCACCTAATACTCCTAGTGGTTCATCACCCATAGTAAAGTATTTGGTGCTGATTTTCTTAAGTACTCCTGCTCTTACTGCTTTAAAAATAAGAATCTTATCTTCACGATATTCATCATTGACAATAGATAGGAATAACTTAGGATTGGTGTCCATTACTTCATACACCAAATTAAATAGGAAATCTGTAGATGCAGTTTTAGAGATAATGTTGTTAGGATCTTTGATAATCATAAACTCCATAAGGAATTCACGGTGATCTTTGATTTTATTAAACTCTTCGGTTGCTCTTAATTTAAGATTAATCTCTTCTTTCTTCAAGTCTACAGAAATTCTTTCATCTACTAAAGCAAACCAGTAAGTAGGCTTAGCATTTCTAAGTTCCCATGAAGGAGCAATATACCTGTCATTGGTTTTCAAAACCCTCCAAGTAATATTATCCCATGCATTACTTAAGTCTAATGTCAAACCTTCTTTTGGAAGCTTTACAGAATAAGGCAGTTTACCTCTGTTGTTTGGCCCTTCTGAAATCCATCCAGACCAAAAGTTTTTAGTATCTTTAGAAAAAGATAAATCATATCCAGTAATCTTAGTAAAGAACTCTAGTTCTGTCATAGGTTCATCTGGAAACTGAGGAGTAAGTACATTTTCGATATTATCAAAAATAGGTAAAAACTCACCAGTAGTTCTATCTCTCTTTAATTCTAGAGATCTTCCCATTCCTTCATGAATAAATCCTTCTGGCAATTGTTCTACTTGTTGGTTAGCAAAAGTCCTAGTTTCAATAGGAACTACTCTAACAATCCTTTTAGCCAAGAAATCCTGAGTAGGATACTTGGGTTTAGATTCAATAGATGCCAAAGTGATTACTTCTTCTTGGGGCATTTCTTGTGTTTGTTTTCTTTGTTGTTTACTCATAGCAATGTTTTTAAGTGATACTGCAAAAGTGGGGTTTTACCCCCACTTTCACAAATATCTACAACTATTAGATGTTATAAGGCATCCACAGGATTTTGGTAGGGTCTTCTACAACACAACCAGTCCACTCCATACCATGTACTTCATAAGCATCAACAGGGCTGGTAGTCATTGCTGAACCAGTGTTTACTTTGTTAGTATATGGGGAGAATGGGTCACGCATACCAGGAATATATTTGTATACTCCATTTTCAAGACCTTTAACAGTCAAACGATGGATTCCAGGATCTCCCAAGAACTCACCATTAGCCATTTTGTGTCCACCACGGATTAACATATGGCGAGAAGCATTAAGACCATATCCAGAAGGATGTTTTTCTTTGTAGCGTTCTACATCATCAAAGAAAGGTCTGTGCTTAACCATGATGTTTACACCATTGTAAGACTTAAACTGGGTAAATACACCTTGGTAAGTCAAGCCTTGGCTTCCCATATCACCATTCTTTTCTACTCGTTGAGTAACAAAGTTAGGAGTGTACTGGGTAGAACGGCTCTCAATCCATTGAGAAATGTCTTTCTTACCATAAGCACCAGTTTCAATTACTACATAATACTCATCTTGCATTTTGTAAGCCAATCCCATTTCAATGGTCATGTCTACAATTTTGTCAAGGTTTAGAGTAGAGTAGGGGTGGATATTGGTGTTAGCAATTTGCTTGAACATACCAGCAAAAGTCTGGATAGTACAACCATTGCGGTCATCAATACCATAATAGATTTCATTTTGAGTGTAGTTCTTGTGAGAGAACAAGAATGCACGAGCTTGTTGCTTCTTAAATTGGTAAAGAGCTACCATATCATAGAAGTTAACAAAGGCTCCAGTATAAGGCTTAGTAGACTTAGGATCAGTAGGATCAGGGAAACCAAAAGCTAGAGGTACGTTTTTACCTTCAGCAATAATGTTACCATCAATTTTGTAGTTCATACGTTGTAGGGCAGCACGAGCTTTCAACTCTACAAAAGTAGTAAAGTGAGCTTGAGTACCACTCATAGAACGCTCTCCAGATTGGAAGTTAGTTTCTTTAGACCAACGAGTACCAATACCAAGTTCAGTGGCAGGCATTGAACGGTTTAGTGGATCATCAGTAATAAGAGCAACTTCATACTTCCAACGGTTAGGAGCTTGTTCTTCAACAGCTTTAATCTGAATGTAGTAATCATCAGGATTATGTCCTACAATAACGTCATTCAAATCAAAGAATCTCTCTCCAAACACCATATACCAACGAGCTTGATTAAGACCTACAGCAGCAGGCTTAGCACCAAGAGAGTCAAACCAATCAAGAAGCTGTACAGTTTTGTTGTTGTTGCCAGCCACTCTCCAATGGTAAAACTTGTTCTCAGTGTCAAGAACTTTAGTAGGGAACTCATTCATGAAGTTCACATAATCATCAGAAGGTAGAGTTTGGAAAATTCTACGATACATGTCAGAAGCCAATTGAGGCTCAATCATACCTAGTTCTCCTAGGTGTGGAACTTTGAGGGGGCCATTAAAGGTTTTAGGGCCGTACCTCGCAATTAAGGGAAATAACTCAGTCATTTGTTTTTGGGTTTAGTTATTAAATTAAAAGATTATTTGGGTGCTAGTTTTTTGGCTAATTCAGCCCAGCGTTTTTTATGGTCTTCTTTTTCTACATCCATATCAACACTACTATCTGTATTATAACCAGAAGTTCTTCTTCTTACATTATCAGATTCTACAGCTCTGTGAAGCTCATTAATAGCTTCAGTTTTGCCTAGAGATTTGATAGCAGTAAAATCAGGAACAAAATCCCTTTTTCTGGCATCATACTTAAATAGTCCCATTGTATGATATAGTCTAAGTAGAGCATCAAATTTATTAGGGTCAACATCTCTTGTTGCCAAGATAGGGTTGACTTTTTTACCATCTTGAGTTTCAACTATTGAGTATTCTCTCATCCAGTTGTCCTTCATCTTTTTGGTAAGTTTAATTCCAGCAATTTCATCAGTAGATTCCAAATAGTTCTTAAGCTCATCAGCTTGTCTTTTTTGGAACTCTCTTCTTTGATACTCTTGCTGAGCTAATTCAGCTTGAGCTTCTCTTTCAGCATTTGCTAGGAGTTGTTTAAATTCAGGAAGACTTTCTAAGGCATCATCTGTTAATGTACCTAGATCTTCTCTTTTCTGTACTTCTCTTTGAATTTTCTCTTCAGAGAAAGCAGTAGTATAACGAAGATACTCAGCATATAATTGTTTGGCTCTTTCAGGGTTTTCTACTAATACATCTTCATTAATACCTTCTGCTAATTTATAGCCTTTAACAATCTGAGTGGCTGATTCCTCAGAAATACCATTCTCCACCATATCAACAAACTTTTGCTGAAGTGGAGTTAGGTTTCTTTCAATATAGTCTGAAGCCATAGCTTCAGCATTTTTTGTAGCATACTCATCTAAATAGTCAAGGAAAGATTCAGGAGAGTCTTCAAACTCTTCTTCATTAAATCCTTCAAAAGCTCCAGTCTTTTCATGTAGAGCTTTAATGATGGCTGCATATTTTTTAGATGATGATTGAGAGGATGAATTTGGTTTGCTTGAGGAGGTGTTAGATTCATCTCTTTTTGCCTTGGAAGGCTCTCCACCATCATCTGTGTCTGACATATCTGTAATAGGCAGTAAATCTCCTGAGCTAGGAGCTGCCTTGCTGGAATCATCTGTTCCAGGTTCATCTTCATCTGAAGATACAGTAGAAGCACCAGAAGTAGTTTCTACTTCTGATAAGCTCATTAGAGGCTGTTCCTCTACTTTTAGCGAATTAAATAAATCTAATGCCATATTGATAGTTGTTATTAAATACTCACAAATGTAGGTATAAGTTGCAATAATCTAGTATAATTTTTCACTATAGGCACAGGGTATATAGCATTTATATATAGATTATATAGACTTATGAAAGGTTCTTTAATTTATAAAGGGTTGACTGAATTAAAGTTTTTACCTCATCTATCTGATTTAACAGGGCAGAGTCAGTGAAAACTTTCTTATTTTCGTCAATATACTTATGAAGAGCCTCTAAGTGTTTAATAGCATTTTCATTTGTAGAAGCTGGTATCTCAAGCTTTACAATCCCATAAAGTCCTTGATATGCCTCTACAAATCCATCAATAAAATCTAGCAGTCCATCATAATATGAATTTAAGGCTTTGTGTTCAGCATAGCTCTTTGTTGATAAATGAGCTAAATGAGCTATATCTCTAGACTGAAACAACTTAGCAATAAATGCTTCTGGTGAGCTTTTTGATAATTTAAGTTCTGCTAATTCTTTAATAATATCATCCATAATTTTTGTTTTTGTTTTTGTTTTTATTTTTTAGGTTTTTCTCCTGCTACAGGATTTCTAAGTTTCATTCTTTCCACTTCTTTAGCAGTTTCAGATTTCAGCCTTTCTATTTCTCTTTGATTCTGTAGCTTTTCTCTTTCTAGAGCTAGTTTTTGTTGTTCAATGTTAAACTTAGTAGTTACCTCCAATTCTTTATCCATTCTTTTAGCTTCAGCTTCTCTGTCTTTCTGATACACTTTTTCTAATTCTATAGGATCTGGAATCTGGTTGTTATTCAAGTCTATCTCTTCTCTTCTTGAGTAGGTATTAATAGTAGCTATCTGCAATCTAGTTTGAGCTTCTGTGTCTATCTTATACTTATCAAGTTCTAGCTTTTTCATCTCAAGAGCCATAAGCTCTTGGTGAGCTTGAGCTTTTTGTTGAATCTCCTGTTGCTTGATTTTATTAACTTCTTGTTGTTGCTGCTCTTGTCTAGCTTGCTGCTCTTCTCTTCTTTTCTTTAAGATTCTAGCTGCATCTTGAACACTTTCAGTTTTAAACACACTAATAAGATCACCCATATCAGCAGTACCAGCAGCTACAGCCTGACTAAAGTTTTGTTCAATCATCTGCAGCAACATAGCATCATCTGAAGACCTAGATACCATAAGGTCAAAGTCTGCTAATAGGATTCCACTAATTTCTTCATCAGTTAATACCTCTTTAGTAAAGTCATCCATTAAGAATGAAAGCTTCTTAGGATTCTTTCTTAGAACATGAATACCAATATCTAGTATTCTTTTTAAGCATCTTTCTTTAAAGAATTCATTTTTAGAAAACCATCTTTCAGTAGTAAGTGAAGACTGACTAACTGCTCTTTCTACATTACCTACTAGCTCTGTACTAGTAATAGCACCTTGCCTTTGTTGAGTAACACCAGATACTATATCCATAGTTCTGATGATATCTTGCAGTACATTATTAAGTACACTAATAGGCCCACTTTGATTAGAAGATAATCTATTAGGGGTAATAGTATTGTAAGTTCCTGCAGCTTGCAGACCTTTAGGGGTCATTACTTCTGCTGTAGGATCCATAGGCATAAATGCAGTAGAAGTTACATAGTTTAAAAACTCATGCAAAGTCATGTTATCAGGAATCATGCTAGTAGGGAACTGCACAATATCTGGTAGCATTAGGTTTACTAGAACCTGTCTTTTGTAATCAAAGATATTATACAAGTAGTCATATGGCTTGATAATATCCATTAGTGACTGTGCTCTAGATGAATTGGTATTGTAGAATTGTAAAACTACAGGAGGCTCTTGTCTAGAAATGTTATCTAGTGAATTACCTAAATATGGAATAGGCTCAGCTTTAATATAAATACTAGCACCAATTTTATACCCTCTCCACCACTCATTAATCCACTCTTCTCTTTCTAGTGTTTCTCCATTTAGCTCATCAATAACATACTTTTGATGCTCATACTTAAGAAGCTCTACACCATTTTCATCTAGGGACTTAACAAGCTTTACTTTTCTCTTAGACCTCCAAATGCAATGTAGTAACCTGATGTTACCTCTAGCATCAAAGTAACTAGAAAACATAGGTAAATCTAAGTCACCTAATGGCATAATCTCCTGCACTCTAGCAGTAGCAGAATCTGTAGGAATAGCTAGTTCTCCTACATGTCCATACATAGGATAGTTAAAGTAAGGAGAAGGGCCTGAGTTGTATCCTCTGTAATCTTCTAATTCTTTAATCTGGTCTTTAGTTAAAAAGTCATGGAATAAATCTACTAAAGAAGATATAGTATGATAAGTAACTTCTACTAATGCTTCTAGACCAGATTCATTTGTAGCATGGCCATTCATAATTGTAAAGATCCTAGTAGGGTCACCTTTTCTAATAGCCAGCTCTCCACCCATTTCTTCAATAAAACAGTATTGCTCAGCAGCAATAAGTGCATCTTCAAAAGCAGGGTCAAATACTAAGTCTTTTACATAGTAGTACTTGTATAAATACTTAAGAAGCTTATTAGCCCCTCTTTCAGCTACATCAAAAAATGAAGAGTTGGTATATTCATCTAACTGCTTTAGTCTTCTCTCTGCTTCAGCTTCATCAAAATTAGAGTTCTGTATTTGCTCTACAAAAAACTTCTGATACTCTTGCAGTTTAGCTTCTTCTACTTCTCTAATACCTTGTTGATCTGAAGATGCTCTAATAACTCTAAAGTCAAACTTTCTTTTCATGTGCTCTCCTACCAGCAAGTCAATCTTGGAGTTACCCACTCCTTTATGTTCCATTCTAGCAGGAAAAGTACCTAGACCTAATCCATAAGGGTCAACTACTTTCTCAACATCATTCATATTGAGAATACCTCTTTTTAGATTGTAGTTGGTTACTTTATTATAGTAAGAGTTTTTAATTTGCCTATTCTCAAAAAGCACTAAAGCTTCAAAAGAATCTATTGTATCCTGTTGCCATTTCTTAGTCTTTTTGACTGAGTCAGAAACTAACTGACTAGGCGCGGTAAACATTCTATTATACATACTATTCTTCTTGTATATTATTAAAGTGCTTCATCCATATATCTTGATTATCTCTTTTTTGTTTATACTTATCAAAATAAGAAGCAGTTTTTTTCTTTTGGGGAGATTGTTCTATAGATATACGATTAAATTCTTGTAAAGTTACATCGTACCACATAACCATAAGCATAGCTGATATACGGTCAAAGTTAGCCCTTGGATTAGGGTTCCAAGCTATAAGTTCTTTTAGTAGACCAATTGATCTTATTTTTGTTAAGTTCTTTTCTTCACTTTCTTCAGATATGTTTTCATCTATCCAAGATTTAAGATATTCCATTCCCCTTTCTTTAACCCCTTTACTCATAATAATTCCTTTAGAAGTATTGGTATTAGGCCTCCAGGTATTTCTATCTCTTAGGTTATATGGAGTGTCTGCTAAAAAGTGCAAAGCTTTCTTTTTTTCAAAGTATGTGTACATACCTGTAATGTTAGCTTCATACATAGCAGTAGCTTGATAGTAAATAATTAGCTTTCTACATATCTCATAAAACTGGTCAGTAGTTTCTGGTCTACCTGTATATTCAGCAACTATCCTTCTTGTTAATCTATCAAATACAAATATAGACCCTACTGAATCTGTGCTAGATGTATCATATCTATAAGGGTCAATACCAGCAATATACCTACCTATATTATCTCCATCATCTGATAATCTAGGTGTTTCATATATCTCTATTAATCCATGTTCTGGTTTTTGAACAGGGTATTCTCTGTAAGGAGAGCCATTTTGTACATCTCTCCACTTAAGTTCACCTTCTTCAAACTGCAGCATACCTACACTATGTTTATCTAACTCTATGGAATCATCCATTTTAGATAAAACTGCTTTTAGCTCTACAATAGGAAAGAAAAAAGAGTGACTTTGTAAGAAAGCTTCTTTAGGTGATAGAGGATACTGAGTAACAGAGTCAATTTTAGCTTGTTGGTCAGCACCTTGATCAGCTCTTCTTCTTAAATCTAGGATAGACTGCCTAGCAATATCTTCAAGAGAATTACCATAGTCATCTATCATAGATTTATCCTTCCATTCAGGATGTTCTTTGTAGGCATCCTTATAGTTACCAAATCTCATTCTGGTAGCTGGGATAAAAAAGCCACATTTTGTACCTATAGAATCTTCATCCCATATATTATCAAAAGATAAGAAGTTGTATTTCTCAGGATGAAAAAACATTTCAGCAAATTCCTGTGTACCACCTTCCATATCACCACCAGTACCTTGAATAATAGGCACACCAATAAGGTCATCACCATCTTTCCAGCAAGGTTCAGAGATATTGTAAGATTGTAGTAATCCTGGCCACTTACCAGCTTCTTCAAATAAGAAAAGGTTACTAGATTTACCAATAGCAGCAAAGGGGTTATCCTTAAAAGTAAAGGAATGTATCTCAGACATATAGCCTGACCAAGCTGTTACTCCATCTACTGTCTTTTTATATCTAGCTTTTACAAAGTCTTTGGTATTTGGATTTCTTTCTTTACCCCATTCTGTGTATAAGTCTAAGAAGTTAAGGTCATCTAATGACATCCTCATGGTATTCTCAGAAAGGTCTGACTGAAATGCACCTATAATACACTTAGCATCTCTGTAAAAGCTAAACTCATGAGCAATAATAGCTGCTGACTTGTATGAAAAACCAATCCTTCTTGGTTTTACTAGTACTATACCTTTTTGTTGCTTTCTAGCTTGTTCAATAAAAGTAAAATACTCTAAGTCAACATCTGTAAAAATAGGAAAGCCTTTACTCTTTCTACCAGTCTTAGTATTCTTAAGTTCAATCTGGGTATAGTTCAAGTAAAAGTAATAAGCTCCTGGGATGTACAAATTACCATGGGTAATTCCTTCTTTACATCTTCTAGTTTCTTCTTCCCAAAACTCATCAAACTGATAAGTTCCTACAGGATATTGAGTATATACCCCATGCTCTAGAAAAGTATATGATGCTTCTTGGAAATACTTTGGTGGAACACTAATCTTCATACTTTCTAGTTCTTTTCTCTCCAGCTCTTCTAGTAGCATCTGTAGCTTTTTCTTTATTTACAGCATCTTCTAGAGTAGCCAATTGAGATACAAGTTTTGATGTACTCTCAATAGCTTTAAGTACTGGTGCTAGGGAATCTTCAGTAATTTCTGTATTCTTCAAAAAACTTGCCACATCATCAATCTTACTTTTTACACTAGTAAGTAATCTCTGTGTAGGACTTTCTGACATTTGTACATACTTGTCCATGGCAACTTTTAATGCAGGAGTTTCTTTTACTTCTCCTTTAAAAATATCTTTACCTACAAGCTCTTTCCTTTTATGCTCTGGGAAATTACTATAAGGACTACCAGAATCTATAATAAAATATATGTAAGCAAATTGCTTAAATGCTAGGTCTTTGGTTTTGTTTTTATCTGCATCCCATAGGGCTTTAAACTCTGGTATCAATAATAACTCTGTATCAAAGACTACTTTATTATTAGCAAGATTAAATATCTTCATTTGCTTCTTTATTAAGATTATTCTCAATGCTCTTTTTAATATTCTTAGCTATGTCTAGTCTAGGATATATTATACCTAAGTCCTTAATATAAATTGACTTATATGAGTCAAGATTTAAAGGATCACCTTCCTTCATTATCTTAACTACAAACCTAGGTATAGAGTTAAATATCTCTATAGCTTGTGACTTAGAGATATTCAGCTCTTTGGCTTTGAGGGTTATTATTTTTTCTAGAATTACATCCATGTTTCTAAAGGAGCATCTTCATCATTAAAATACTTATCAAATGGATCTCTGTAATCCATAGGCTCATCAGCTACTTCATCTAAATCATCATACTCATCTACTTGAGTAACTTGAGTAACTTCAGGTTCAATATCTGCTGGCATTTCTACTGGCAGCTGTTCTACAGGTGGTTCTGGGTTTTTAGGAGCAGGTTTTTCTACTTCCATAAAACAAGTAAAGGTTACCTCTATAGAGTTTTCTGGATATACCAAGAATCTTTCTGGTACACTATTACCAACAATAAATCCTTTATTCCTCAGCTTATTAAGATAAGTTTCTAGTTTATGTGTGGCTATGTTAAATTCCTGTTTAATCTTATTCTTAATTGTAGTAGAGAATAGCAAATCCATTCTAACATCATGTTCTGTAATAGACTTATACTTATCATTGTAGTACAATAGATAAGAAAATATCTCTAGTTCAGAATCAGTAAGTTGATTAGCTCCTAGTGTCCAGTTAATAGCTCCTAGCCACACTTGAAACACTTGAACTTTTTCTTTAACAGGTATGTTAAACTTTTTAATCATAGCTTTTCTTTTTTAATGCCAAATGTAGCATTGGCATATATCTTTATTTGGTCAGTTAAATAGTGCCTTACTATTCCAGTATCACAGTGCACTACACACCAAACATCATTTTCAAAAGTACCAGAATCCCTAACATAGATAGCATAACCATCTTTGCCATTCTCTACTACTACAGGAATGGGATTATGAAACTCATGAATCATCATTTCCCTTTATCCTTTAACTCTTTCCTTTTTAACTCATGCTTAGTGCATACTTCTGTTTCAGTATAGTTGCACCCTTTCAAGCAATAAGTTCCATTAATAACACAGATGTTGGTAGTGTCATACTTTTCAGATATCACTACTTCATCAGCTTTGCCTTTCATATTTGTATATGTCTTTCCCATATCAATAATTATTAGTATCAGTAATAGCCCAAGCAATAGGCACACCTCTATCAGTTAATTCTTTTAGTTTTAGTTCTCTAAGCTCTTGCTTAAGAACATTAAGCCTTAGTTCATATTCTGCAATAATCTGCTCTAATGCTTCAATCTTTTCTTTAGTATTTACCATAAAATCCTTTTACTACAAAATTAGACTTTCCTTTTAATTGTTTTAATTCTGAGAAACTGTGCTTGACCACTATATTACCTAAAGTCCTATGATGGATCAAGCACCTCTCTTTATACAACCTTCCTTTTTCATTATAGTGTTCTTTGAATGCTAGTATATCTTCTAGATCTACTTGCATTCTTGTTATAAACCCTAGTTTTACTGGTATTTGCTTAATATCTACAGGAATGCCCTCCTGATTGTAGATAGGCTCTTCTTTGTACAAAAACTCTAAGCATTTTAATTCCATTAAAACTCATCTTTACTTTTTTGAACACCAATATGTAAAGTAACAAGATGAACACCAGTTAAGTTTGAGCTCTGTAAAGTAATCTCATACCATATCCTGCTATATTTACTAGTATAGTTACTAAGCTTCTCTTGCATTACTCTATAGTAGTTTAATGCCTTTTTAAGATCAGTAAACTCATATATCCTGGGGTGCATCTCCTTGAGCATTGTGGTAGATATTTACATTTAAGTACCATCCATTATCATTAGCTTCTATAGAATAAGTGTATGTATATTCTAATGCTTTTTTATCCAATGTAGTTAATACTCTTTCCTTGACTAAAAGTAAATACTCTAAGTCATTACCAAAGAATAAAGTATTAAGCCGATTGATTCTTTGCATTGTTAATCATCACTTCTCTAAGTAGCTGCCAAGCATGCTGCTCATTAGAAGCTTCAAAAGTATGATCCTTCTGTAGATTCTCATCAACAACAATACCTTTGAACTTAAACGTATATTTTCCTTCTTCAGTTACATTTTCTAGTTCATATACTCTAGTAATCAAATTAAACCTTACAAAAGTTTCTGTAGGTACATGAATAGCTACCTCATCAGAAACCAAGTAATACTCCTTTAATTCCTCTAGTACATCTTCTTCATTTATCTCAGCCATGCTTTCCTTCTGTTGATTAACTACAGTAGTCATAACAAATCTAAGATTGGCAAGCTCATTATAAACTTCCATCATTCTTCTTGCCATACCTTCACCTAAAGAATCAATCTTGTGGTGAATCATTTGTGCTTTAGTCTTATCCATTTTTTTTAAGTTTTAAAGTTATAGTACAAAGCTACAGGAAAAAGTTCAGATAAAGAATAGAAAAAATATTCACATTTTTGCAAAGTTATTGACAATTTGGGTCAAATTGCAACTTTTGTCATTTGTGGTACGTACTAATCAATAGATTCTTGCAGAACTCTTTTATAGTACTCCGCAACACTCTGTTAGAATAAAACCTTGGGGGGAGGTGTTTTATTAAAGAGGAGGCCCCCTTCAAATATAAGTACCCCCTACTTAATATAAAAACTTCTACCTATAGGTACTTATTATAGTACCCCCTACCCTCTTATAACATACCCCTACCATTTTAAAAAACACTTGGTGTATGAAAATGGGTTCCA